GGCTTTGTTGCACAAACCTAGCATCAAAAGCTTATTCAGCAATATAATTTCAATATGAATAAGCCTGCCTCTAAAATCTACCGTACAACCAATTGGTCATCCTATAACCGAGCCTTAATTAACCGAGGTAATATTTCCATTTGGCTTGATCCAAAGACTCAGTGGTATGCACAATCACAAGGCAAGCAAGGTCGAAATCAAACCTACTCCGATACAGCGATTCAATGCTGCTTAATGATCAAATTACTATTCCGACTCTCTTTACGTATGGTCACAGGTTTTGTTCAAAGTCTGATTAAACTCTCTGGATTAGATTGGACAGCTCCGGATTATTCCACCCTTTGTCGTAGACAAAAGCATATTGATATTGCGATTAGCTATCAAAAAAGTAGTGATGGACTGCATCTACTCGTAGACTCTACTGGTTTGAAGTTTCTTGGTGAAGGTGAATGGAAACGCAAGAAACATGGGGCTGAATATCGTCGCCAATGGCGTAAGCTTCACATTGCTATAGATGCTAAAACCCTGCAAATACGTGCAGTACAACTCACCACAAATAATGTCAGTGATTCTCAAGTACTCGAAGATTTACTTGCTCAAATTCCCTTGGATGAACCAATTGATTCTGTTTATACAGATGGTGCTTATGACACAAAGCACTGCCGACAAGTCATTTTAGATCGAGATGCACATGCGATCATTCCACCTAGAAAGAATGCAAAGCCTTGGAAGGATCAGCAAGCGAGGTCTATAGAGCGGAACGAATTATTAAAGACAGTCAAACGGCTAGGCAGATCGCTTTGGAAAAAGTGGTCTGGTTATCACCGTCGAAGTTTGGTTGAAACCAAGATGCATTGCATCAAATTATTAGGCGATAAATTAACAGCGCGGAGTTTTCCAAGTCAGGTGAATGAGATCCATGCACGCATGGCAGTCTTGAATAAATTCACAGAATTAGGTCGCCCTCATACCCAAGTTGTCTCTTAAATTTGAGTAGCTTAAGGGAACTCAGCCTTTCAAACCTTTATGCAACAAAGCCGTTTAGGATTGCTTGTGATTGGAAATTTTGTAACTGGTCTACCAAGCAGTGTTTTTAATATTTATTGGCATTTTGGCTTTCTTGCCTTTGGTATTGATCTTCTAACATCAGATATTCAGTTCAATAATAGTAAAAAACCATTAATAAGCTAAAAACTTATGAATTAATAAAAGCCACTTTTGATAAGTGGTTTTTTATATATAAAATTTTGGTGGAGATATCGAAAGTTGAACGCAAATTTTAAATAATTGATTTTTCAATATGTACTAAATGATAATATAGTAGAGAACACACTATCCATGGGTAAAAAAATGAACAAAATTGAGATAAATAATGAAGATAATTTTATGAGTGAAGGAGATTCATTTGTTTCCCTTCCCAACAATTTCCAAGGTACAATTAACAATAGACGAAATCATTTAGATAAAGTAAAAAATGGCGTCTATGTTAGAGATGAAGAGCTAACTATCGAAAAACTTCTACTTGAATATTTAAGAACAGATACACCATCTGAAAAAATTAAAGATGTTGTATCTGCATTAAAATCTCTAAAAAATAAGGATGAAGATTCTATTTATGAAGTATTAAAGGATAGTAATATCAAATCATATCTCGAAATTGGTACTTCTTTAATAAACCTTACTGCAGCTCTTATTCCTTTCGTAGGAAGTTTATTTTAAAGCTAATATAGGTGCTCCCCAATTTGCTTTTTTATATTGAATCCTTTTCACTTCTGCATAATTTTTTAAAAATTTTTCTTGAGCTTCTAAATTTAGAAGCTCTCGTATTTCGCTATTAAACTTTCTTTCATGTTCTATGATTTCTTTTAATTTAACTTTAGAATGCTCCAATTCTAAAAAGTGCTTATCAACAACAGCCTTAACAGCCTTGTTTTTCTCTGTTTTTTTATCTCTATTACTTATTTTTTGGTTTGGAACTATTTTAGTATTATTTTCAGTTTGCTCAACTCTAATCATTTCATCAATTTGATGACCAAAATTTCTTTTTATATTTACTCTTCCGCTACAATCAATTAATCCTATACCGGTTTTTCCATATTGCAAAGTATTTTTAGAAGCATTAATGTTTGAGCAATTAGTAAAGCGAATAGAAGTATTCCAACCTATTACGGTATTAGAAGTTATAGTAACATCATCACAATCAATTAATTCTAGCCCTGCCTGATTCACGATATCTATCTCTTTTGAATTTTAATAAATAATTATTAATATAGCATTAATTTACTATTATAATTATCACCTCTTAAATTTTTACTAATAAATTCCGTTATGGAACCATGACCTAAAGTTCTCAAGGTACACATAAACGCTAGAACTGAAACTGCAGATAAGAAACCAAGCTTTAGACACGCATGGACTAAAAGCCAATTCGCACTTATACGAATCAACCGTTATTGATGGACAGTAAGTCAGATCGATGTCTATGCTTACTATCAATGCTGATAACCACCCTTTCATGTCACAGTTTCATAAACCTGAGGATGAGAAAAGATCTATCATCGTTATTCCTGAAGAGTATCGAGAAGAGTGGCTAAACTGTAAAAAAGAAGAAGCTGATCAATTTTTCTTTGAAATGCCACTTGGTGAATTTACTGCTGACTACTTCCCTAAACCAAGAAAATCAGCCAATTAAGTGCGTAGAATTTCCGACCAAATGCACAATAACAGACGTCAATTTTTGACTTCTATTTGTTTATCCACAGCTTTTTAAATTTGAATTTAAGCTCATCTCTAGAATATCATCTTGATTATGTAACAAAATCAAGACTAGGGGAAACTTATGAGCGAAATTGCACCGTCCATTATTCAGATAAAACCGTACATCACACAAAGTATTGTTTTATCTGAAGCTTTATCATTTAAGCAAGTTGTACCTTCAACTCACATGCTTATCCCCTACGCACTTGAAAAGATTTCCGCTGGTTTCCCCAGCCCTGCACAAGATTACATAGACAAAGTGCTCGATATGAATGAGCACTTAATCAAGAATGAAACCTCAACATTTATTGTAAAAGTTGCTTCGCTTTCGATGCTTAACGCAGGCATTGATATTGATGACGAATTGATTGTAGATCGAAGTCTTGATGCAAAGCACGGCGATATTGTTATTGCACTAATTGACAATGAATTCACAGTTAAACGATTAATGATCGATGAAAAAGGCCAATGGCTTAAAGCAGAGAATCCGGATTATAAAAATATTTATTTAGCGGATGGACAAGAATTAATAATTTGGGGTGTTGTCACTCATATCATTAAAATGACACGGCATTAAGTCATGAAACATCAGAACAAAGTCTTTTTCTTGATAGACGTCAACAACATGTACGTCTCATGTGAGAGAGTCTTTGACCCGTCTTTGAATGATAAACCAGTTATTGTTTTGTCAAATAACGATGGGTGCGCCGTGGCGCGTAGCAACGAGGCAAAATCCTTAAATATAAAAATGGGTGTGCCGCTTTTTCAAATTAAAGACATTGTTCAGCAACATAACGTAATCGTTCTTTCAAGCAACTATGCAATGTATGCAGAAATGTCACGGCGCTTTCATACGATCCTTGCCTCTTACGTAACTGCAGAAGAAGTTGAACCGTACTCGATTGATGAGTGCTTTGTAGATTTCACAGCTTATGAAAAGAATTTTGACTTAGAAAAAGTTGGCCAGCAAATGCGCCAACAAATATGGAAGTGGTTAGGCTTACCTGTCTGTGTCGGAATCGGCAGAAGTAAAACAGAAGCAAAGATTGCAAATCATATCGCAAAAAAGAACCCCGGCTTTAATAGTGTATGCGATCTCGTAAATATGGATCCTTGCAACAAAGAATATTATTTCTCATTAATTGAAGTATCTGAAGTTTGGGGTGTTGGCCGTAAGCACTCAAAAAAGTTGCAATCAATGGGCATTAATACTGTTTTAGATCTGGCTTGTGCAGAACCTCGAGAGATGCAGAAAAAGTTTTCAATTGTGATGGCCAGAACAATCTACGAGCTTCAGGGTATCTCATGCATAGAGATCGAGCACACCCCTTCTTCAAAAAAGCAAATAGTTGCATCTAGATCTTTTGGTACAAAAGTTACTGAGCTGAATGATCTAAAAGAAGCTATCTCAATGTACGCTCAAGATGCGTGTAAACGATTACGGGATGAAGAGCTTTTATGCGGCTGTATGATTGCTTTTGTACAGTCAAACCCTTTTGACACAAATGTTCCGTTTTACAATAAATCAATTACCGGTTCGTTTTCAGAGCCTACTGATTGTGCAATTGATTTCGTTAAAGCAGCAACAAGGATGTTGAATGATATCTATAAAGAAGGAATTAAATATAAGAAGTGCGGAGTAATATTAACCAGTTTAGAACCAAAGTCTGGTCATACTTATGATCTTCTTACCGACTTTGAACAGATCGAGAAAAAAGAACTATTAATGAAAACACTTGATAATGTACATAACAAATTTGGAAAGAAAAAACTCGGTATTGGTCCTTGTTATGTACCTGGTCGGAACTGGTCTATGTCGCGAGATAAATTGAGCAGAAATCCCTTTACTTGGTCGGGATTATTACGAGTGAATTGAAATTTAAAGGGCTCATACATATACTCAAAAATTACACCTATTAACAGGAATAAGTCTTATGGAAAAGCCCCATATTTACTACAATGGCCCATATATTGAATGCTCAATATGCAAGACTCGTGATACTGAAATATCAGAGGGTCAGTCAGAACACTTCAAAATAAGCATTATGCGAAACCTAAAAAATCCAGGTATGTATGATGAAAATTTGCTTGGGCATGCAACCTGCAAGGTCTGCAATAAAGAAACCCCTGCTCAACCCTTGCCATATTTGTATTTCAATCCTTCAAATTAATTTTTACTTCAAGCACTGCAAACAAACACTAATTGAGACATTCGTTTTAATTGTGTGTGCAGTGCATCCTGAAAATAGAAGGCACAGCACAGTAATAATCCAAGCAAATTTAGTGCGCTTGCAATGAAAGACTTTCATGCTAGCCGATCCGGTTAGCAATCCAGCCATAGAAGAATTGCTCTTGCTTAGGATTACGCTCACAAATTTCGATATATCGCTGGCCTTGCATGATATTAAGAACTCGCACTAGGACTTTCTCACCTTCTTTCCCACGTTTGGCCAAGTAAGTTTTGAGAGCTCCTAATGTGCTAGAACCATAAACGCCATCAACCTTCAAGTCTGCATAACCAGCTTTACCTTGATTGTTAAGCAAGTTCAAAGCACGTTGTAAAAGTGGTTTTGCAAAGTTGATACCACAGTTCACACCAGTGTCTAAAAGTTCTTCAGCTACTGCAGAGCTAAGAGTATTAACCTGATCAAAACGTGGCTCTATCCAGTACTGTTTCCGATAAATTGCTTTGGCCACATCAAGAGGCAAATCTTTCATATTGCCCTTATAGCCGTTTTCACGTGCTACAGCTTCAGTAATACCGTATTTGGTAGCACCTCCTCGATCTACTGGATTATTTACATAACCGCCTTCGCGTTTAATCAAATCATCAAGATATTGTTCAATTTTCATTTCACTTTCCTTTAGACGTAAAAAAGCCACCCGAAGGCGGCATTAGCTGTTTTCAATGTCTTTTCTGGCTTTCTTAAACTCTTTGATCACTTCAACGATCGTTTTACCTTCCTGTTTGTCAATGAAATTAAAGATCCAACGGACTAAAGCCCAACCGGGTAATCCACAAACAAAGAAGAATCCACCAAGTGCGATCATCCCCCATACATCAGTAACCCATTCATGAAGCCCCCACTTCACAATAATGAATGAACCACCCGCTAGACTTGATACAACCGTACAGATCAAGCCTACGGCCCACTCTTGTGGTGAGCGCGGCATACGTGTCATCAATACAACTGCTGCAACTAAAGCGACCGCTAAAGTCACCATAATTGCTGCGCCATAAAATTTTAAAATTGCTGTTAAACCGCTAGTGGAAACTGGTTCCATTAATATCTCCAGATATTTCAGACAATAAAAAAGCACCCGAATTGGGTGCTCAAAGTTCTTTTAAAGTTTAAAGGGTTTGTAAGATTTTCCCTCCGTTAATCAATTGAGTTGTTAGAGGTGCCACCCCAACAATTGCAGGTCCACCCGGCCCCGGCTGACCTTCAGTTGTGCCATGGTATTGCCAGTTCCACGTTCCATCATTGGTAGACTTGGTACCTAGTTGGCCCCAGTTTCCTCCATCACCTGATAATGGAGATCCATAGCGGTCATTTTGGGTTCGGTAACCTTTACCGGGTACCGAAGCTTCGGCATCGGTTACTTTGACAACCATAAAGTCACCATTAAAGTACCAACGCCAGTCTTGCGAGTCATTTGAAATCGGCTGTCCCGTCATGACCCGTCCAAATGGCGCACCAGCTCCACCGGGTATACCTTGGACCCCATATGCTAACTCAGTGTAAATACCGCTTGGTGTTGCGCCACCACCAGATCCGCCTCGAGCTAACGTCCCTCCATCAATGATCAGATTTAGTTTGCTGTGCTGGTTTAATAAACCGGGTGCTCCCTGAAACCCATCACGGCGGGTTTTGGTAAAGGTGTAATCAGGATCGGTAGACCATGCACCAAATGCCAAATGTGGCAATCCTCCATCACCACCACGTCCAACAACAGCACCTTTAATAGTCAGATTTACCACCAGATCGGGCGGGAACTCCCCTGTATCTATCGCCGGTAATTCTGAGGCAGCTGGAACGATATACTCTCGTTTTGCAGGACTAGAGTTATAGTCGAATTTATAGACAAATCTGGTTTCCGGTCGATAAGAACTTGAACTTGAAACCAGTGCACCTGCTTCAACTACAAAACTGATTTCGCCAGTCGTTGGTAAATCACCTCTTTGCATTTGATATAAACGTGCCAGATTAATATCAAGCTGGTCATATCGAATATAAATCGGTGAATCATCTACCGGCACATCAATAAAGTCCTTGTCATTGAGGTAATAACGTTCATCGTAATTAATTGCAGTAATTGTATTAGAGAACTGGTCAGCCGGTTCTCTTTTTGCAACCAGATAAGGCAATGAGCCTTTGGTATCGTCATTAACTACGGTGTAGATAGTATTAACAAAATCATCTGGACTTAGCTTTAATGCACTGTTCGGCAAACGGTCTAAAACCACCTTGTTCTTAGCAGATCCAGCGGTAACAGGAATTAGGTCTACGGTACCATCACCCATCTGCAGATAAATCACATAGCTCTTGCCTGCAATGAAATCTACATCATGGCTTAAGGTGAGGATTAAACCTTCTTGCTGTACCACTTCCCCGCTTTGATGAATACCATTGCGATAATCCGCTACAGCAATCCGGTCACGTAAAACCAGTAATTCAGACTCAGGCGCTGCATCAAAGGTGATGGATTTACGCTGGAAGCGAAGTTTGTTCCAAAGCCGGTAAGCATTGAAATGAGCTTGCCACTTGTTCCGTACACCAACTGACTTCACTTCTTTTGGGTTCTTTGCTCCTTTGTCCGGCAAATAGATATTAATACGACTATCGTCGGTCGGATCCGTGTATTCATAGATCAGTCCATCGTAGTCATCCATCACGCCAAAGGTAAGATCATGCTTGTAACTATCCGGAATGATATTCCTGAAGTTAAACAGCATTACCGAGTTATCAGTTGGCCGTTCAAAATAAAGCTTGAGTTTATTGTTTTGCCGATATGCGGTACAAAACACGGCATCACAAAGATTGGTGACCAGTTCTTCAAAAGATAGGTTTGTATCATCAATAGTGGTGCAGAACTCTGCCGCTAGTGGTGTACCGAAATAATCCACTACATCGTTATAAGTCCGATAGATATTTTCCAGATCTATTTCGTCGATCGTACGGCGGCCAATCTTGTCATCCAGTGCCATTGAAACCAGTGCATCAGCAAAGCTTGATGTTGGAAATAGCTCTGTCGTCATAGCCCCATTTTTATAGGTCGGCAACATTCGCTGAAGATCGAAATTGATCTTACGGGACTTAACAGATAAAGCTCCGGTCGTTGCATAAGTACGTGCACGAAAAACCGTTTCATGTTCATACACTGTGCTTTGCAAGGGATAAGCACCATAAAGCGCCTGCCACTTTACTTCATCAACTACTGTTGTAACTGCCGGTGTTGGTGTTAAACGGCGTGCGCGGACACTACAGCGACCCTGAAATGTCATCATATCCAGTGTTGCACCAACTGTCTGACGTGACTTTGCTGAACCCTTTAGGATGATCTGCTTCAGCATTGGATTGCCAATGGCTGCACCAGATTCATTAACCGGCGTTACTTCAACTTCAATCGTGACGTTTACAGC